AAGAATAAATATGGATTACGATCATAGAAATAGTTATTATGGAATGCGAGATAAATACTTTTGTAGTCAAGGTTGTGAAAGTAATTGGTTATCAGTACACATGGAAAGTATTGAACAAGGTCGACCGATAGAGTTCATCAGACACAGACGCGAAACTCAAGGCTATGCCAAGGTCAAGAACGATGAGTCAAGGTGGGGACCAGAATATAATATTGTAAGGGTTGACAATAGACAGATTGTAGAGTAGGATTATCCTATTAACAAATAGAAAGGTATATTATGACAAAAACAATTAAAGCAGAATACTTACCAGGTGGCGCAAAGCGTCAAGAGTTATTGGACCAAGTGCCAGGATACTTGGCAGGTCCAGGCGCTGACCAGGGAACTAAACATTTATTTTGTTTAGAAGTATTAAAGTTAACTGAGACTGAGTATCTTGAGGCACTTAACAAAGCTACTAACGGTGGCGTTGTGGAGGCAGCATGGAACTAAAAGATAACAAGACAGAAGAACGTAAGAATAGATTTACAGGCGAGTCTATTATGTTAACAAAGGATGAGTCTATCATTCATGACAGAATATTCATGAATGAATTAGCTGCAACATTAGAGGACAAAGCAGCAGGCATTGACGGTACGTCAAAGCTTTGGGACAAAGTACGTAAGGATATAAACTACTTCAGACAGCATAATGCTGAAGCATACATGGTCTTGCTAGACTAGACCAACCTTTCTTGCGACCGGCCTCACGGCCGGTCGCGGTATCGATAGAGGTACCACAACGATTTACAAATTTGCAGATTTTTTATTTATGTAATTAACATATATACATAGGGGTCCCAGACGTTACCCTTTATGCCGAGTTTTATATGGTCAAACCCTTAAAAATCATTATAAGACTAGAAACAACATGTAAAAAAATTTTACAAAAAATTTTTCGAAATGCAAATAGATCTAGATAAAATAAACAAACTGCCGCCTGATGTCAGAGACCGGTTTCAAAAACTTTTAATTAAGTACAAAGAAGAAGATAAAAAAGAACTTGCACAGAATGATTTTCTTGCATTTGTAAAAACTATATGGCCTGAATTTATTGAAGGTGCACACCACAAAACAATTGCAGATAAGTTTAACAAGCTAGCTACTGGTGAAATTAAAAGATTGATTGTAAATATGCCACCAAGACATACAAAGTCTGAGTTTGCGTCAACACTACTACCAGCCTGGATGATTGGTAAAACACCAAAGCTAAAAATAATCCAGACTACTCACACAGGAGAACTTGCAGTACGTTTTGGTCGTAAAGCTAAAACACTAATTGATTCACCTGAATATCAAAACATATTTAAAACAAGACTAAGAGAAGACAGCCAGGCCGCTGGTCGCTGGGAAACTGCTCAAGGTGGCGAGTACTTTGCTGCTGGGGTTGGTGGAGCAATCACAGGTCGTGGTGCAGACTTATTAATCATCGATGATCCACACTCGGAACAAGATGCTATGAACTTAACAGCTTTAGAGAGAGCTTATGAATGGTATACATCCGGTCCAAGGCAACGTTTACAACCAGGCGGTAAAATCGTTTGTGTTATGACACGTTGGAATGTAAAGGACCTTACAGGAATTCTTTTGAAGAACCAATCAGAACCCAAATCAGATCAGTGGGACTTGGTAGAGTTTCCGGCAATCATGCCGAGTGGTAAGCCAGTATGGCCGGAGTATTGGAAGATCGACGAACTGGAATCAGTTAAGGCATCACTATCACTCGGTAAATGGAATGCACAGTGGATGCAAAACCCTACCTCTGAAGAAGGTGCAATACTAAAACGTGAGTGGTGGCAAGACTGGGATAAGGATTACATACCACCATTAGATCATGTCATACAAAGTTATGACACAGCATTTATGAAAAAAGAAACTGCTGACTTTAGTGCTATTACGACTTGGGGTATCTTTCGTGAGAATGAAGATGGACCACCAAAATTAATTTTACTGGATGCATTAAAAGAAAGATATGAGTTTCCAGAGTTACGTAGAGTTGCAAAAGAACAATATGATTACTGGCAACCTGAAACTGTACTCGTTGAAGCTAAAGCGTCAGGACTACCACTGACATACGAATTAAGAAACATGGGTATACCTGTAGTAAACTACACACCATCAAAAGGTAATGATAAACATACGCGTGTTAATTCAGTTGCACCTTTGTTTGAATCTGGTAATATATACGCACCTTTGAATAAACAGTTCGCTCAAGAGGTAATTGAAGAGTGCGCTGCCTTCCCGTATGGGGATCATGATGACTTAGTTGATAGTACAACACAAGCTGTTATGAGATTTAGACAAGGTGGTTTATTAAATCATCCAGAAGATTATGAGGATGAACAACTGCCTAGAAAAGAATATAAATACTACTGGTAAACTATGTTAACACTTTTATTAAGAGCAATTACGAATCTAACTAGATTAGGCACTATTAAATCAGTGCAACAAGCTTATCAACTTGCAAAAAGAGAATTAGGTGACAAATTTAATGCAGCTAAAAAACAAATTGATGATGCATTCAATCAAGGTAAGAAAGAACAAACCTTAGATAAACGAACTAAAGATATTAAAAAGACAGAAGAGTCAGGCATCAAGAGTCTTGAGACAGATGACATGAATCTTTCAAAAGATGACCCTATGGGTGATTTAGAAAAAATTGTAAAAAATGAAGGAGTTACTGGCCTAGCTAAATCAAAAACTAAAATTGAAAAAGAAGCTGAAAAATTAAAAAAAATAGCAGAAGAAAATAAAGCTGATCCTGATGAAATGTTTGCTCTTAAATCAGATCCTGTAAAAACTGATACTCCATTAACACAAAAACTAAGCAAAGCGGTCGAAGAAGCTAAACAACAAATGAAAGAAATTGGATCACTTTCTGATGCGGCCATGCAGAAAGAACAAATTCGAAATGCTTTAAAATCACTTAGAGATAAAAGAATATATGAAATGGGTAGTGGTCTAGAGGGAGATGTCAGAACTGCTCTTAGACAGTTTGTAAAAAAAGAAGTGCAAGAAGGTAGATTAGATATACCTGATTCGTATGAAAAGAAAATGATACTAGAAGATCGTCAAGGTGGAGTTGATCCTATTGATGTATTTAGAAAAGCATACGGTGAAGATGCTTTGATTGCTGTTGATGATATCTTTGAGCAATATGGTAATAAACTTAGAGGACCAACATTTAGAGATATAGAAGAAAATTTTAGAAAGCTGTTTAAATTTAATAGAGGTTTCTATGACATGGCAGATTTACCTGTTCCTAAAAAAGAATATGGTTTTGAAGAAGGATTAAGAAGCGTCGATACTGTTGAACAAGATTTAATAAACCAATACAAACAATTAGATGAACTAGATAAATTTGAACCACCAGTAGACAGAAAAGCAAATGCAGAAGGTGGTATAATGAGAACTAGTTATGCCGTTGGATCAGGAATTAAATTAGCAGTATTTCTTGCAAGAAAAGGAAAAGACTTAATGACTGAGATTAAAAAAGCAGTTGAAAATATTTTTCCATCAGGAGATTCTAAATACGATGCAGATGCAGCTCTTGATGACATGTTTGAAAATCTAAATGTAGATAGAAGTCAGTTCGATCAAAAAGATATTTTAGACGCCTATGGTGAAGCTTATGGCATGATTACAAAACAAAGAGGATTAGGTGGTAAAGTCCCTGGAGGCCAGACACCTGGATCAAAACCAATAAAACAAGGAGAACCGATTACTTCTGAAAATTTTGGAGACTCACAATTTGCACCGGATACATCAGGGCTGGAAAAAGCAAGAGAACTTGCTCCTAAAATGGTAGAACGATTCGAACTTAAAAAAAGATTTCCAGGAATCGATGATGACTTATTAACTAACATTATAGACGATCCAGATCCACAGCATAAAGCAGAAGTTATCGCAACGTTAGAAGAAGCTTTTAGAATGTTGCAAAAAGGTAAAGGCACGGATGAGGTTATAGATATTCTTGAACAAGGTAAGAAGACTCGAAAAGATAATGCAACAGGCGGCAGAGTCCGAGCGGCAAGTGGCGGGCTAGCTGATATATTGAAACTATAATGAAGATTTCAGAATACAATGAAATGATGGCGTACATGTTGCGACCACCACAAAAACAAAACACACAAACTGCAGATTTAGTAGATGACCTAGAACCTGGTTCTCTTAGAGATGAACTGCTGAAAGACTTTGACCCGTCTCAAGAAACTTACGAAGAATACTTACAAAGAAAATCTATGCGAGAGAATGCAGCGCAAGGTGGTGTTATAGGTAAAGACGGAATGTTTAAGGGTCAGGACATGGGAACTAGAGAAGGGTTTTCAAGATTAGATAAAATTTTAAAAATGAATAAAGAAATAAAAAAAACTAATTTAAAAACAATAAAAGATTTTATAAAAAATTTTAAATTACAAAATGGTAGGCTTCCTAAAATGGTAGAACTAGAGGAAGGAACTGGTTTTTCTAGATCTACAATATCTCGTAAAGGTTTAAAACCAGGTGTTGATTATTTAACAATGGGTGAGTCTCAAAAATTAAGAATACGAGATTTACCAGAAGAACAAATTAAAGTAATAGATTATGTAAAAGATTTGCCAGATGGCACTATTATAAATCGTCCTTTAATACAAAAATACATAAATGATAATAATCTTGATGTTAATCTTGAAAGATTTTTTACAAAAGATGCTCAAGGGTACCTTCCAAATCACATTACAAATAAAAAAGTTAAGTTTGATCCTACTTATAGAGGACGTGTTGGAGACACTAAACAATATAAAAAATCAAAAGAAATTTTAAATGACCCTGTATTAAAAGAAAAATTTATTAAATTTGCTAACAAACCAAATATTAAACAAAAAGATATATTAAAAAAATTTAATATATCAGGCGCAGAATTTTTTGAAGGAGGTTTAAGACAAATATTACCTAAAGATATTTTTATAAAATATAATCAAGGGAAATTATTTGATTACTTATTAAATTCTAAAGATGAAATTGATTTAAAACAAGTTGCAAAAGATTTAAAAATGACTCAAGAAGGAGTTAAAAAATCTTCAAGAAATCTTTATCAAAATATATATAAAGCTTTTGATCCAGATGTAAAAAAATCACGTGTTCTTCTTGATTTAGGATACAACTCTGAGCAATTAAAAAACGTTGCAAATAAGATAAAAACTTTTCCATCAGACTATCATGATCGTACTTTAGAAAAGTTATTAATTGATGCTTATGGAGAAACACCTAAAAAATTAAAACCATTATTGGATAAACTAGAAAAATTTAGAGAATTACAAAAAGAACTTCCAGAAAAATATCAAAAATTTTTTACAGCAAATTTTGATCATGTTATTCCTTTTAATTTTTTAAAACAAATTAAGGATGGTAAAAATCCTGAGAATTTAATAAGAGTAAAAGCTTACCCAGAATTTTTAAATCAAGGAGCTTTTAAAGCAAACATAGATAGAGTATTAAATCAAGCTAAAGATTCTAAAGATAAAAAATTAATAAAAACAATAACTGAATTACAAAAATATTTACCACAAGATCTTGGAAAAATAGATTCTAAAGGAAAAAGAGTTATAGATTATAAGGCTAAGCCTTTTAATTTAAAAACTTTGTATAGTGAACAACAAAAAAAGTTTGGTGAAGTATATGAAAGAACACAAAAATTTATAGAAAATCCAAAAGTTATTGATTTACTTAAAGATGCAGGAATAAGTTTAAAAGCAATTAGTCAAATAAAAAGATTAAATGTTCCTGGATTTTTTAATACCTTTAATAAAATTTTACAAAGAAGACCGGACTTACGTGTTGAATTAGGCGATGAATATTCTGACATAGAAAACCAGTATGCATCAGCATCTATGATGAGTGATGTATCACCTCAACCTAAAAAAGAAATGGGAATACCTGCAGAAGCAATACCCGCAACTGCAGCAGCTGCATATAAGTTTGGTAAACCAGCATTAAAAACAGCAGCTAAAGTTATTAGACCACTTGGTTTTCCATCTGTTGCGGGAGGATTATCTCTTAGTAATATTTTAGATTACGAAAAACCAGAAGATGCATCAGTTCTCGATAGACTTGATCCAAGAAATTACAAAGTACAAGATGATCCTGACTTAAAAACGGCTGGTTTAGATTTACTCTTACCTGAAATATTAAAAAAAGCAGCACCAAGAGGTTCTGGTATTATGTCTATGATAGGAAGAGGTTTAGCTAATCCATTTGGTAGAGCAGCAAGAGCCTTTACACCTGTTGGAGCCACACTAACAGCTGCAGGTATAGGAAAAGATTATTATGATTTTGCAAAAGATGAAATAGCAAAAGTAAAAGCAATGACACCTGAAGAAAGAGGTTTTTATAATGACTTATTAATGGATGAAGGTGGGTTATTAGATTGATCGGAAAAAAGTCAGGACCACCACCAAAATCAGGGCCAACACCACAGGGGTTGAATATTAATTATAATACTGTTAAGACAGTGAAACTGGAGAAAATAAATGGCAGAAATAGACAAGTCTTTACCAAACGTAAAGCAATCAATAAATATACCAAGTCCTGACGAACTAGAAGTAGAGTTACAGGAAGAACAACAAAAAGACCCTGATCAACCAATTGACGTTCAACAGAACGAAGATGGCAGTGTTGATATAAACTTCGACCCATCAATCGGTAGCCAAGAACAAGGTGAAGATCATTTTGCTAATCTAGCAGAACTACTTCCAGAAGAAGTGCTAGCTCCAATAGGCCATGACTTATATGAAAATTTTACAGACTACAAAGCATCAAGAAAAGATTGGGAAACTTCTTACACAAAAGGTCTAGACCTTTTAGGATTTAAGTATGAAGAAAACACAGAACCGTTTAAAGGTGCATCCGGTGCAGTTCACCCAGTATTAGCAGAAGCGGTTACACAGTTTCAATCATTAGCATACAAAGAATTATTACCAGCAGGTGGACCTGTTAGAACTCAAATAGTTGGAATGCCAACTCCAGACAAAGAAGCGCAATCAATGCGTGTTAAAGAATTTATGAATTACCAGATCATGGGTGAGATGAAAGAATACGAATCTGAGTTTGATCAGATGTTATTTTATTTACCACTTACAGGATCTACATTTAAAAAAGTTTACTACGATGAAATTATGCAGAGAACAGTATCTAAGTTTGTTCCTGCTGATGACTTAGTTGTTCCGTATACGGCTACCTCATTAGACGATGCGGAAACAATTATTCATGTTGTTAAGATGTCAGAAAACGAATTAAGAAAACAACAAGTTGGTGGTTTCTACAGAGACATTGAACTGACACCAGGTCAAGAAAACGAAACACCATCACAAAAGAAAGAACGTGAACTAGAAGGTCTAAGCAAAGGCAGAGACCAAAGACTGTTTACACTTTTAGAATGCCATGTGCATTTAGATATAGAAGGTTTTGAAGATGCAGGTCAAGATGGTGAGCCCACAGGAATTAAGTTACCTTACATTGTAACAATAGAAGAAGGATCAAGAGAAGTTTTATCTATCAGAAGAAACTACGAAGTTGGTGATCAGATGAAGAAAAAAATAAATTATTTTGTACATTTTAAATTTTTACCAGGACTAGGTTTTTATGGTTTTGGTTTGATACATATGATTGGTGGTTTATCAAGATCAGCGACTGCAGCATTAAGGTCACTACTTGACGCCGGAACCTTGTCTAATTTACCAGCAGGATTCAAGATGCGTGGTATCAAGATGAGAGACGAAGCACAACCAATTCAACCTGGAGAGTTTAGAGATGTCGATGCACCCGGTGGTAATTTACGAGACGCATTTATGCCATTACCATTTAAAGAACCATCACCAACATTATTACAGTTGATGAGTGTTGTTGTAGGTGCAGGACAAAGATTTGCATCCATAGCGGACATGCAAGTAGGAGAGGGTAACCAACAAGCAGCGGTTGGTACGACAGTTGCGTTGTTGGAGAGAGGATCTAGAACA